TATGTCGCTGGACGCAGCGGCTGAACAGCACAACCGTGCTGACTATACAGCGCTCACCACGTGGGGGGTCTTCATGAACGATGAGACCCGTGCGTACAACTTAATACTTCTCAACTCAATTAAAAAGCGGTTAGAATTCCCTGAACTAAAAGATCTCGCATATAAAGAGTGGAAAGAGTGGCAGCCTGACTCGTTCATTGTGGAGAAGAAGTCAGCAGGAACCCAGCTCTACCAAGAGATCAGACGCACCGGTATACCGGTTCAAGAATTCACGCCGCACCGAGGCACTGGAGATAAGTTAGCCAGACTCAACGCGGTAGCAGATATCATCAGGTCAGGTCTTGTGTGGGTGCCCGAGACACGGTGGGCAGAAGAAGTCGTCGAAGAACTCGCAGGCTTTCCGTTCACAAGTCATGATGACTTGGTCGACTCCACAACCATGGCCTTGGCAAGATTCAGACAAGGTGGGTTCATCCGTCTGCCCAGTGATGAGCCTGATGAGATTCAGTTTTTTAAATCCAAGCGTACCCGTGGGTACTACTAAGGAAACACCATGACAATCGACAAAGCACTTTACCAAGCCCCCATGGGTATGGATGAAGAAGACCAGCAGCCAGATATTGAGATCGAGATTGAAGACCCAGAGTCCGTGCACATGAGCATTGATGGCATGGAGATCGACATGGAGCCCGGGCAGAGCGAGGACTTCTATGCTAACTTGGCTGAAGACATGGACGAGCAGACCTTGCAGATGTTGGCAAGCGAGCTCATTGCAGACTTTGACTCCGACATTGCTGCCCGTAAAGATTGGTTGCAGACTTACGTTGATGGCCTTGAACTTCTAGGATTGAAGATTGAGGAGAGAGCAGAGCCATGGGAAGGCGCATGCGGTGTGTATCACCCACTTTTGGCAGAAGCTCTTGTGAAGTTCCAAGCTGAGACCATGATGTCTATCTTCCCAGCAAGCGGGCCAGTCAAGACAACAATCATTGGTAGAGAAACGCCTGAGAAGAAAGACTCTGCGACCCGTGTCCAAGATGACATGAATTATGAGTTGACCGAGAAGATGCCTGAGTACCGCCCTGAAACAGAACGTGCGATATGGGGTCTGGGCCTTGCAGGTAATGCGTTCAAGAAAGTATACGAGGATCCCACACTGGGCAGACAAGTATCTTTATATGTACCCGCAGAAGATATTGTGGTGCCATACGGTGCGTCAAGTCTTGAGAGCGCTGAGCGTATCACACATGTGATGAGGAAGACAGAGAATGACCTCGTTAAATTACAAGCGTCAGGCTTTTATCGGGATGTGGACTTGGGGGCTCCCGAGATGGTACTCGACGAGATCGAGAAGAAGATCGCTGAGAAACTGGGCTTCAGGGCCGTATCGGATGACCGTTACAAGATTTTAGAGATGCACGTTAACCTCGACTTGCGAGGACACGAGCACAAGAACAAGCGTGGCGAGGAGACCGGTATTGCTCTGCCATACGTGGTGAGTATTGAGAAGGGCACCCAGACTATCCTGTCTATTCGCAGAAACTGGGAAGAAAACGACAAGCTCCAGTTGAAGCGTCAACACTTCGTGCACTACGGCTATATCCCCGGGTTTGGCTTTTATTGCTTTGGTTTAATCCACTTGATCGGTGCTTATGCTAAGTCTGGAACATCTATTATTCGTCAGCTTGTTGACGCTGGCTCCCTTGCTAATTTGCCTGGCGGCTTTAAAACTCGTGGACTTCGTGTCAAGGGCGATGACACGCCGATAGCGCCGGGAGAGTTTAGGGATGTGGACGTGCCCAGTGGCACCATGCGTGACAACATCATGCCGCTCCCATACAAGGAGCCCTCACAAGTATTGATGGCCCTGCTCAATCAGATCGTGGAAGAAGGTCGCAGATTTGCTAACACCGCTGACTTGCAAGTCAGTGACATGTCTGCCGCAGCCCCAGTGGGTACAACGCTAGCTATCCTTGAGAGAACATTAAAAGTGATGAGTGCTGTTCAGGCTCGCATCCACTTCTCATTGAAGCAAGAGCTTAAACTTCTCAAGCGCATCATTGCCGAGTATGCACCGGAGGACTATGACTATGAGCCCGAGGAAGGTAGCCGCAAAGCTAAGAAGTCTGACTATGAGAATGTGGACGTCATTCCTGTGTCTGACCCTAACGCGTCAACAATGGCGCAGAAAATTGTGCAGTACCAAGCGGTCATGCAGCTTGCACAACAGCAACCTCAGTTATTTAATATGCCGTTCTTGTATCGCCAGATGCTCGACGTGTTAAATATCAAGAACGCCCACAAGCTCATCCCCCTGCCAGAAGACCAGAAGCCCATGGATCCCGTGACGGAGAACCAGAACGTGCTCATGATGAAGCCCGTCAAAGCGTTCCAGTATCAGGATCACCAAGCACATATTATTGTGCACATGTCAGCCATGCAGGATCCCAAGATTGCCCAGTTGTTGCAGAACAACCCGATGGCTCAGCAGTTGATGTCAGCTATGATGGCTCATATTAACGAGCACTTGGGCTTCCAGTACAGAGTGGAGATCGAGCAGAACTTGGGTGTGGCTCTTCCACCCCAGACGGATGACACCGGAGAAGATGTACCGATGGATCCTCAAGTCGAGGCTAAGTTGGCACCGCTCCTCGCTGCCGCAGCAACTAAATTGCTCAAACAAAACCAAGCTCAAGTTCAGCAACAACAGGCTCAACAGCAACAACAAGACCCCTTGGTTCAGATGCAGCAGCAAGAGTTGCAGCTCAAGGCGCAGGCCCAGCAGCAGAAAGCCCAGCTTGACCAAGCTAACTTGCAGATCAAGCAACAGCAGTTGCAGCTTGAGGCGATGAAAGCCCGAGCCCAGCAGCAGATAGATCTAAAACGCATCGACACGGATGCGATGAAGCACGCAGTTTCAGTACTGGATCAACAAAAATCCAGAAAAATGCAACATGGACTAGACGCAGCTAACACTCTGTCTCAACACGAGCACGAGCGCAAGATGCACCATGAACAAGTCTTGGGAGACGTTCTCAAGGCAAAACTACAGCCACAACAACCCAAAGGTAATAAATGAACGACGTTTCAGAAATTTTACTGAGTGAGTACAAAGACCGCATGACCATGCTGACTGAGTCGCTTGCTAGAGGTAACTGTACTTCTTTCGAGGAGTACAAATACGTATGCGGTCAGCTTCGAGGTCTCGAGGCCGCATGTTTCGCAATCGCAGACCTCAAACAAAAAATGGAGCATTCGGACAGTGAATGATATAAACCCCGCACTGGCAGTTGATTTAACACAAATCCTTAGTAAACCTGCCGAAGAAAAAGCCAAAGCACTACCAACCCCCACTGGATATCACATACTTTGTGCCATTCCAGAGGCTGAAAAAGAGTACGAGAGTGGCCTAGTTAAAGCTGATGAAACCATGCGATACGAAGAAGTGCTTACAACAGTGCTATTTGTAGTGGCTATGGGGCCAGACTGCTATAAAGACACAACCCGTTTCCCTTCTGGGCCATGGTGTAAACAGGGCGATTTTGTCCTAGTTAGACCTAATTCTGGAAGCAGATTGGTTATTCATGGTCGAGAGTTCCGCATGATCAACGACGACAGCGTCGAGGGTACAGTGGAAGATCCTCGTGGAATTAGACGTAAATAAAGGAGCCGGACATGGCACAGTTTGAAGCACCAAACAATTTCCCCGATCCCGATAAGGTCGAAGAAGTTAAGGTAGAAACACCTGATTTTGAAATCGAGATCGAAGATGATACCCCTGAAGAAGACCGTGGCAGAAAGCCCGCAGATCCTGAAAAGGTTAAACAGCTTGAAGTTGAGGTTGATGATCTAGACAAGTACAGCAAAGACGCTAAAGACAAACTGATCCGCATGAAGCGGGTATGGAATGATGAGCGCCGCCGTGCCGAATCCGCTGAACGTGAGAGACAAGCAGCTATTGAGGCTGCTGAGAAACTCTACGAGGAAAACAAGCGCATACGTCAGATGTTGACGAATGGCGAGCAAGAATATGTTGCCGCCGTGAAGAACTCCTCTGAGATGAAACTCGAAATGGCTAAGAAAGCCTACCGAGAAGCGTATGAAGCAGGCGACGTTGACAAGATCACAGAAGCCCAGCAAGCTATCACAAACGCAACACTTCAGATGGATCGGGCTAATAATTTTAAAATGCCCCCTTTACAGGAAGAGAGATTTGAGGTACAACCTCAACAACAGCGTCAGCAAACTGTTCAGCAAGACCCCAAACTTGCCAACTGGTTGGACAATAACCCGTGGTTCCAGCAGGATAGGGGCATGACTAATTTTGCTATGGGGGTTCACGAAGACCTCGTAGATAGTGGAATTGTTGCTGGCTCTGACAGGTATTACGCAGAACTAGACGCAGTTTTGCGAAAAAGATTCCCAGACAAGTTTGAGGAACCTGAAGAAGTAGAAGTACGTGGTAGGGACGACGCTCCCGCTAAACGCGCTTCAACGGTCGTAGCGCCCGTTAGTAGATCGACCGCATCTAAACGAGTGAAGTTAACCACATCTCAGCAAGCGATTGCAAAGAGATTGGGACTTACCAATGAGCAATATGTCCGTGAACTTTTGAAAGTGGAGAATTAAAATGGCTGAGAATAGATTAAACCGTGAGCATACAACCCGTGCAACTTTTGAGAGACCCCAGCAGTGGAAACCTCCAGAGTTATTACCTGAGCCAGACAAGGAGCCAGGTTACGGTTACAAATGGATTAGGGTGTCGATGCTTAATCAAGCTGACCCACGTAACATCAACGTGAGATTCAGAGAGGGTTATGAGCCCGTGAAGATTGAGGAGCAACCCAAGTTCAGACTGCTAGTCGATCCCGATAGTCGTTTTAAAGACAACATTGAGATTGGCGGATTGTTACTTTGCAAGCGTCCGGAAGAATTTGATAAGCAACAGGCAGAATACTACCAAGAGCAAACCAGATTGAATGCGGAAGCTGTAGATAACAGTTTAATGCGCCAGAGTGATTATCGTATGCCTATCTTTAAAGAGAATAGATCTACGACAACCTTTGGTAAAGGTTCTTAAATTTTTGGAGATTTAAATGGCTTATCCTTCAATTTCGGCCCCTTATGGGTTCAAGCCGATCAATCTGATTGGCGGGCAAGTATTCGCGGGTTCTACTCGCATGCTACCCATTCAGTACGGTTATGCAAGTAACTTGTACAACGGTGACCTCGTTAAGTTAGTCAATGGTTTTGTTAATCAATCCACAATTACTAGCTCAAACGGTGAAACCACTCCCGGTACTACAGCTCCTACAGATAACTTAGTTGGTATCTTCTTGGGTTGTAACTACACTAACCCCAGCAACAAACAGAAACAGTATGCACAATACTGGGCTTCTGGCACATTGGCTGGTGATGGCGTAGCTGTTGTAGCGGATGATCCTGACCAAGTGTTCAAGATGGTTGCACTCAGCGGCGCTGGTGCTTTGGCTTCTGGTTCCATTCCTTTGATTGGTTCCAACATTGCCATTAACCGTTCATGGGCTGCTGGTACAGGTAACGTTAACACAGGCGATTCCTATGTTGGCGCAACTATCCCAACCGCAACTGCTCAAACTGCTCAGTTGCCTTTGCGTGTTATGGGTGTAGTACCTGATACAGCTTATGCTGTTTCTGCAACAGGTTCTTCAAGTTCAACAACCATCACTTTGACTGGCTCTGGCTTGCCCTCAGCTATTCTCTTGGGTGCTGACGTTGCTTACTTGGCTCCTAACGGCCAATTGATTGAGACTGGATCTTATGTAGCTGCGGCTTATGCTGCTGGTACAACTTCCATCACAATCAGCGCTGCCGTTGCAGTACCTGGCGGTGTTACTGCTATTCCTAGCGGTTCTACCATTGTGTTCACTAACTATCCTGAGATTTTGGTTAAATTTAACCAAGGTACACATGGATACTACTATCCCGTTACAGTCTAAGGAGTAATTACAAATGGCTATTTCACGCGCACAACTATTGAAAGAGCTGCTCCCAGGCTTGAACGCATTGTTCGGTTTAGAGTATGCACGTTATGGTGAAGAACACAAAGAGATCTATGAAATCGAGACCTCTGAGCGTTCATTCGAAGAAGAGACCAAGTTGTCTGGCTTCTCAGCAGCACCTGTCAAGGCCGAGGGTAACGCCATCGCTTATGACAATGCGCAAGAAGCATGGACTGCTCGCTATAACCACGAAACCATCGCCCTTGGCTTCAGCTTGACTGAAGAGGCCATCGAAGATAACTTGTATGACTCTTTGTCTGCACGTTATACAAAAGGCTTGGCTCGTGCTATGGCTTACACCAAGCAAGTTAAAGGCGCCGCTGTTTTGAACAACGCTTTCAATCCTGCTTATACTGGTGGTGACGGTCAAGCTCTGTTGTCTACAGCTCACCCCTTGGTGAATGGTGGTACCAACGCCAACACTCCTTCTACCCCTGCTGACTTGAACGAAACTGCATTGGAAAATGCTGTTATTCAAATCGCTGCATGGACAGATGAGCGTGGCCTCTTGATCGCCGCTAAGCCCAAAAAGTTGGTTATTCCTCCTGCTCTCCAATTCGTTGCAACTCGTTTGCTCGAAACTGAATTGCGTGTTGGAACAAACAACAACGACATCAATGCAATTAAGAACAACGGTTCTATTCCAGATGGTTACACAA